AACACTGCCGTGCTGTCGAACAGGCTCCACTCTACATCCGACGCAACGAGGTCGGGCGGCAATACATAGTCTGTCATCGGCCTATCCCATAGCGTCTGTCGAGTTCGTCGAATATGCGCCGGTTATTCTCCGCGAGGATACCTGGCAGCGCATCTTGTAGATCAGCACTCGCACCGCGAGCGTCGATATTGTAAACCGGCGACACGGTAACGCCGCCCATTTTGTTGTTCGGCACGATGTTGCCCGAGGTGCCAGGCACGAACATCTCCGGCCCGCGCTCGCCGACAAGATACGGGGTTCCAGCAGAGACCGAGCCGCCCATTGCGCGTGGAATGAGCGCACCGGCCAATGCTCCAAGGAATCCGCCACTACCAACAAACCCACCGAACAACGATTGCAAGATGGTCGCTGCTGCGGCCTCTGCAATCATGCGGCGAATCACGTTTAGGAAGCCGGAGAGCATACCCTTCAGTCCGTTCTTAAACGGATCAAAAAGGAAGTCCGCAAAACTCGACTGGATGCTTTCGGCTGCTGCCTTGGCAAACTCTTGCATTTGGTCGGTTGCTTTTTTGAATTCCTGCACTGGGGTTTTTTTACCAGTGACTTCAACCTCGGGGAGTATGCGGTCGAGATATTCAGACATCCGCGACTCGGCAAGCGACTGCGATATTGTGCCAGCCTTGAGTTGCCGATCTATCGCCGCGCTGAACTCTTTGAACTCCATAACCGTTCTTTCGATCTCGGTCATGGTCAGATCGTTATCGCGTCGCAGACCTTCTAACAACTTGGCAGAAAGCGCAGCAGCCTCTTTGTCTCGCTTGCTTTGGAGTTCCGTCATCTGTTGTCGAAACTTCCACTCGTTTTCCATTCTATTGAGTGGATCTACTCGTGGCGCACGGCCTCTCCTACCACCTTCGCCTTTACCAAACTGCGAAGGATCTACAGGCTGTGCAATCAACCCAAGATCGCGCCCGAGTTTGGTTGTCGCCTTTGCTGCCTCTGCAGCGAACTTCACCACTTCCGTGAAGCCTTTGATTATCGTTGTCGTGAATGAGTTGGCAGCGGATACTAACGCCGGATCTTTTAGCGCCTTGTTAAAGTCATCAAGTGCGCGTCGTCCTTCTTCTGTCTTCTTTGCGGCTTCGGTAATTTTACCGAACGCGCTCACAAGGATCGTCCCGCTCAAAAGGCCAAAGGCAAGATTCACAGCGCGGGCGGTTACTTTTGCCGTCCGCTCCAAGGTTTTCATTCCCTTGAGTGCGGAGTTGATCGCAACTTGCGTGCGGTCAACCGCTGTGAGGACTACTTGTGCTTGCGCCATGATTTCTCCTGCTCTTCCGCTTCCAACTTACAGGCCGCGAGAAGATGGTAGAAGTCGCTCTCTGTCATCTCAAAAACTTGCTCGGGGAGGACGTGCAGCCGTAGCGCGAGAGCATAAATCGCTCGGAGATGCCCGTCCTCTATTAGTTTTTTTCTGCGTCCTCAATGCTTGGAACTGGGGTGTTCATGGCCGATACAATCTCCGCGATAACCTCGGGATCGTAGTCGTTCATCAACTCCATGCGCTCAGCTTTGCTGAACAGACGCTTGCCCTCGATATCCCTAGCGCGAACGATCAACGTGATCGCCATCGCCTCTAGGTCTAGCACGGTTTCGTCGCCTTTCTGCTTTGCCAGCATAAAGATTTCACGACGCTCGGCGAGCGTCATGTCCGGCCAGAAAAACACAGTCGTTTTCCAAGCCGGTACAGGTATCGCAACGAGCGTCTCCGGCTTGCGCCGTTCAGCGAATTGCGATTTCGCCTGTTCTTTCCAGTTCATAAGTCCTCGCTATATCAAGAGGTGGCAGCAGTCAGAGCGCCGTTGCCGATGAAGTTGAAGGTCACTTCCGTGATCGCACCGCGCTGCACATTGCGTGTGATCTCGGTCACGAGAGCGTTTCCGCTGTAGCGCGTATCGCCACTGTCCACGCCCTCTGGCGCGAGCACGAGCGAGACGTTAGCACCAGGAGCCAGAGCGATCTGCCCACTGGTATCCGTCTCGTCCCAAAATGCCGTCACAGAGCCGTTCCACGAGGTGATCGCGGTGACGTTGTAGGTCTTTGCCGTATCCGAGAGGGTGGTGTCCTCGGCGTACTCCGCCGTCGCGGTGAACGAGAAACCCGTCACCTCGGCGACAGTGTTTGCGCCAACCCGAACCACGCCTTCCGAGCCATGATGATTTGCCATGTTTTATCTCCTTACGAAATGATAGTTCCTGCGTCTGTCTCCGCAGTCCGGTAAGACACACGGAACTGCATCCTCGCCGACCCTATTGGCGCATCGCCGTTAAAGTCGAGCGTCACTTGCGTGTCGCTTAACACGCAATCCTTTACCACGCCACCGAGCGTATTGTCCGCTCCGATGGCGTTCTCGACTGCCTCGCACAATCGGTCAAGGCGGTCGTCTAAATAGTCAGAGTCTCGCGCTACGCATTCGACGACAAGATTTAATTCTCGCTCGAACTTGCGCGGGTATGTCAGCGTGGTCTGCGGGATAGCCTCGGCGTTGGTGTAGACCAGCGCCATTGATACTGTGTCGGCAGGGATCGGATAGACCCGCGACTTCGACACTGTATCGGCGACCGCTGCGGTTTGCAGTACCGAGACCACGGCATTGCGTACTTGTGTGCGTGCGTGTGCCATCAGTTGCTCACCTCAAGCAAGATGAAGCCGCCGTTCTCCAGCAGCATATTGGAGCCGTCTTGCAGCAGCAGATTGTTAACCGTTGCGATTTCCAACTCGGTCATGTATTCCAGATGCAGCACGGTCATACCCGTGCCGTCTGCGCGAAAGTTCCGAACCGTGTAGTTCCGGCAGTCGATAATCACGAAATCGCCGACTACCGGCTTGCACGGCAGCGTTGCCGTCGGGATGGTCAAGATCGGCGTGCTGCTTGCGAATTCAACCTCGGCAACATCCACGCCTTGATAGTTGTTGTCGAATATGCCGACAATCGGAAACCGCGTTTTGCGGTTTTGGTACACAGCAGATGTGCCCCAATCCGTCGAGGCCACCATCGACAGTCGATCAAATGCGCTCTCAAAACTCATGGCGCAGACAAGCCCGTTGTGATTTCAAGGACTAGCACAGTCATGCCTGTGCCATCTGCTCGGAAATTGCGGACGTTGTAGACCTCTTCGTTATAGTAGACCTTATCGCCTTGCAGCGGCTCAAAGGGCAGCGCAGAGGTTGGCAACGTGATCTGCGGTTGATCGCTTGCAAACTCTGGATCGGCGACATTCACGCCTTGGTAGTCGCTGTCGAATATGCCGCGCATGGTATAGCGCGTGCCTTGGTTCTTGTAAATAAAGGTCACCGCCGCATCCGATACAAATGCCGAGCGGTCGAATGCGCTTTCAACTGGCATACGTCACGCTCCACATTTCGCTGGTTGAGGTCGGCCCGATCAATCGCACCGTCCCGCTGAAGGTCTCGCTGAACAGCCGATGCCACTCTGGGTAAGGTCGCGCCGAAGGGTGTAGGTTCACCCCATCCCACCATGTTGGGTAGTCGGCTGCAGCAATGATGATCGTCCCACTGCAGACGCGCTCGAGTTCTCGCAGTCCCGGCACGATGTCCGGCTCTAGGATGTGCTCGATTACGTCAATGCAAGTCACTACGTCGAATGACTTATCGGCAAAGGGTAGGCTAGTGACGGTGGCGTTTTGCACATTGCCGCCACATAGTTCCGGCACAGCCTCCGTGCCTATAACTGGATTAAAGCCCATTAGAGCGGCTTCGCGGATTAACTCACCCCTGCCGCAAGATACGTCCAGAAAAGCCCCCTTATAGCCTTTCAATGCGGCACGGACGGGGTGCAGTCTATCGTCGGCCATTGCATAGTGCGGATACCGACTATAGACGTCGCGGTACTTTTCAATCTCCTTTTCGCGGGCGTCCACGTTTCGGCTGCTCTGGCTGGAAGAAAGACGGGCGGGTGTACTCGACCGCCATGCCACGGCCCACAAGCCACTTTCCGAAGGTCGGGTCTACTTCAACCACCCGGCCACGTTCAAGCGTTTGCCCGTTGTAAAGACGGGAGCGGATCATCTCGACCTTCATAATGCTTGGAATACCTGTGTTAGACAGCCAGAAGCCACTCGTACTCGTTCGGGCTCTTTCATGTAGTCCCGAACCTTAATCCATGCTTGCACGTTGGAGATACCATCCTCGACGCGCAGATCGCCCAACTTGCTGTGCCAGTACCGCCGGTTGCTCATGTAGTTGTCGCAGCCGCAGATGTATATCTGTTCGAAGCCCATAAATCCAGCAATCCACGTTGCCGTGCCGCCGGAGAATCCGAAGTCGGGACAGATGCCCGACCAAATATCGCACGCATCTTTGTGGTGCGAAATCACTGGCGCGTGACCTTTAATCAACGGCCAGATGTCTTTGTCTTGATACACAATGTAATCAAGAGAGAGCAGGAGAGCGTGCTGATTGACTCCAACCAACACGCCCCCCTGCAATAGCAGTGGCTGCACCGCCTTGATGTCTTCCACCAAGGACGGGCCACCACCGAGAACAGCGCAACGCTGCCCCCGATGGCGACCCTCCAATGCGGCTAGATCGATCACTCTTAGGTCGTGATGATCTCGTTGCACTCGGCGAACGACTCGGGGTGCCGCACGGCGAAGTCGCAATCGTGGAACGCCACGACGCGCACCGTACCGGCATTCGAACCGCTGTACTGATCGACGAGGATGTCGATACCCGACCACTGGCCGATGAGCAGATCGCTCCACACACCGAACAACATGGCCGAGAGGCTGGAACCCGAACCCTTCGTGAGGTTCGAGGGAACCTGCTGCGAAACGTAGATCGGGTAGCCGTACAGGTTCGCCATATCCGGGCCGAGGATGAAGTTGCCTTCCACGCCGCTCGACTGCCGAGAGGTCGTGGAGAGTTTCGCCTTCACCTGTCCGTTCGTAAGGAACGCCGCAGAGCCGGTCAACGCGTTGTCCGTCTCCACTTCCTTCACGAGGTTTACCACCATCGCCCAAGTCGGCGCAGCACCGTTCGTGCCGAGCGTCACCGAGCCAATGCCCGACGTGTTGAGCACGCCGGTCGGCTTGTTGCTGCCCGAGCCAGCGACCGCAGCACCGTCCATCGCCACGGCAATCGAGGTAGCCAAGTCATTGCGGACGAGGTTCTCGATGTCGAGCGACGACTGGAGCATCAAGCGGCGGCTGATGTCAACGTAGGCACCGAGGGTCTTCGGCGACATCGTCACTTGATCGAACGCCGGAGCGTTGGTGCTCTCCGTCGGTGCGCTGTTCTCGGCGACCCAGTAGGCCGAAGAAGCCGAGGTCTTGCGCGGGATGGCGACGTTGCCGTTGAGGCCCGTGAGGAACTGCGCGCCAAGGGTGTTGAGCACCATCTTGTTACGCAGCACGTCGATGAACGACGCAGCCAGCAGATCGGTCGCAACGAGGTTGCCCGCCTTCGCCGTGCCAGAGGCCGTCGAGGTGGTCAGATCGCGCTTACCGTACAGCACATCAACCGGAATCAAGAGACCGCGCGAGGTGCGGCCTTCCTTCTTCGCGGCGGCTTCGGACACTTCGAACTCGAAAGCCGCGTCCTCTTGGGCGCGACGATCCTGCGGGTTCGACAGAGCCTTGATCGCACGGACGAACGAGAACGAACGCACTTCCTTATCGGAGAGGCCGACCTCGTGGTCGACGTTCAGCGGCTTGGAGGCCACCTTGTCGAGCAACGCGCCACGGAACTGCTCAATCGAGGCTCCGTCACGAATTGCCGACTCGCCGAACTCGCGCTGATTGTGACGCGAGGCCAGATCCATAATCGTCGAAACGCGGGCGCGTTCGGCCTTTGCTGCATCCTCACGGACGCTGTTGATTTCGTCAGACATTTTTGTCTCCTTGACAATGATTTTAGGTTCGGCCACCGGCGCAGTGTTGATCGCACGACCAACGCCGACGCTGGTATCTGCCGGTATAGATACGATACTGATTTCGAGCGGCATCCAACTGACTGCGCGGAAAACCTCCCGGTCTCCTTGCTTTCCGTCCGATACCATCTCGCTGATAACGTAACCGACAGACACGTTTGACCGTATGCCATCCTTTACGTCCTGCCAGATTTCCTCGGCTCGCGCACTTTTCCCAAAGCGCACGACAGCCCGCGCCACGCGGTCTGCTCCGAGGCTGATCTGCTCCACGACGCCGACTTGATCGGCCATCTCGTGATCCACAAGCAGCGGCGCACGGCCACTGCCAATAAACTCCATGTCGATTGATCCTGGCGAGTGGTCGAGGATTTCCATGCCCCAGCCACGGTCTACCGCCATCTCGCTAGAGAAAGCCAACGTCGCACGACGCTGATCTTCCATGATGGACGCACGCTCAAAGATCGCCGAGCGAAATACACGCTCGGTCGGCCCCTTGCGCTTGGCAGGGCCAGCGTAGTCCTCTTCATACGGCTCGTTGCCGTACATATCCTTGGGACGCTCTCCCTCGGCGAAGATTTCCTCGCCATCCTCGGCGGCTTCTTCCAACGCCTCGATAGCCTCGTCCGCTTCCTCGCTTTCGTCCATGTCGTACTCCGACTTGGCGAATGTCACGGTAACGGTTGCCTCGTCCTCGACGACAGCGATAACGTGTCTTTGTTGATCCATATTCCGACCCTCGCTTTCCTCGGCGTCTAATAGCCGGTCTTTTTCATTCGCCCATGCGCGGCCCGGATCGCCGCCCCATAACGCCCATGCAATCCGGCCAGCCGATGGGTAGCCATCTTCCCCCGGCGACCATCCTTCGCCCTGCTTGTCGACTTCATGTCTTGCAAAGTACGAAACCATGCGCCGGACAGTTTCCGGTGATAATGTAACACGGTTTTTTATATCACGCGCCCTAGCGACGCCGACGGCGGTTCCGCCCCGCCCGAATTCCTCGCGCCACGATAACCCGCGTTCGGCTTCTTCGGCCATTGTCGCGGTTGGCTTTAACTCGATTGCCACGCTACGCCCACATCCGGCTCGGAGTCACCGGATACACGCGGTACGGCTCCAACTCCGGGGCTGCGTCCACAACCCGCACGTTCGCGTGATACCCCGGCACCGGAGCCATCTCAGGGAACTCGCCTTCCTCGCTCTGGAGCATCTTGCCGGTTGGCTTATACACCGTGCCGATGAGGTCAATCGCAAGGTACTTGGGAATTTCGCTACCTTCTTCGCCCTGATACAGCACCGCCTTTGCTGCGGCTTCGGAGTCAAACTTGAGGTAATAGTCAATATACATGGTAGTTCCTCTTAACCTGTTAAAGCCTGAAGTTGAGCGTTGGTAACGCGCACGGGGTAGTACCGAATAGAGCGTATCCATTGCTGCCGTGCGTTGCCGCCAGAAGCCGCCCATGGCGAATTACCAATACCCAGCCGCACAGCACTTGCAGGAACTGCACCAGACACATCCGTTGCAACAGTCCCGCCGTTAACGCAAAACGCAAAATCGTTAACTTTTAGAGTTCCAACCATTTTGAATGGCACATTTGCTGTCGGCGTAAAAACTACATCTACTGCTGCTTGAGCAGATGCGCCGCTTCTTACAATCCATGTTTGATTAGGAGCGGCTCTAACAAAATAAGCGGTATTGTCAAAAGTATTTCCAATTCCGGTGTAAACAATGCCGTCATTGTTAGCCTGCACCATGCCTTCGTAATACAACGTCCCCTCACTCGCGTTATACCACGACGAGAAGTTAGTCCCCGTCATAGTCGCCAAATCCGCGTTGCGCGTGAGAGCGGTGGTGGTCGTGGGGATAACGCTCGTGGCAAATGCGCTTTGCTCTAGTTGGGGCAGGCCAATGCGGAGGGTGATGTCAATGGCGCCAGTAGCATCCAACACAACGCGAACCATAATTCGTTCAGTTGTTGGGTCCATACTTGCAACAGAGTTAATAAAACGCTGTGTGTTAAGCGCGGCTGTCGTCGGAGTAAAAACGACATCTGTTTGTGAGACAAGCGTGCCAGCCGCTAATCCCTGTCGCATATTCAGACGACAGCCAACATTTGTTAATGAACCTGAAATCAGTTTGACGTAACTGGTTCCCGTCCACGCTTGACCAGAAGATGCAACTACTTGCGATTCTGAATCCGGCCTAATAACTATTGCACCAGTCGCAGTACCGGAAAACCTGTAATCTATATAAGTAATGCCGTTTTCTGTTCCTGTGCCAACTAATTGCTGTGTGATTCCAGCGGGAATACTATTTACCCAATTTGTTGGGTCAGTCCCCGGCGTACCCGCTACCGCACCCTGCATCGTATTGTTACGGATGCTGTTAGTCCTCGACTCCTCAATCAGCAGCCCCTGAGCCGCCAACGTGGAGGGGTCGTAGTCAAAGCGCGGTTGGTCTGCTGCGGCAGATTGCAATACGCCGTGTTGGTTGAAGTACGTTGCCGTAGACGCTCGGGTAAACGTGATGCGCGGATCAACCGTCCCAGAATTTGCAAAGTCCAGCAACAGCGTCGGGCGAATCGTTGGAAAGTTAGTGGATAAACTCATGTGCTAGCCTCCTTTATGCCGCGACCGATTTAATCACAGCGAAGTTGAATACGGGTTGCTCGGCGGTCGTTCCGCCAGTCGTTGCAAAACTAATCTTAAACGACCCGGCTGCGACGTTCGTTACATGAATCATATTCAAGTCCGTACCCGATTTCTGATTCACCACAATCGTATCAGTGGCTGCGACGGCGCTGTTTGTGACCGTGAAAGTCTGCCACGAAGTTGTACCCGCTGCCGATACCAGCGTGATCGCTCCGCAAGCGGCATTGATCGTAACGCCTGTGGTGCGAGATGTAGCCTGTGTAACCGCGCTACCGGCTCCGGTCGAGTACCCAATACCACCCGTTCCATTAGCGCGTAACTGCCCGACCGTAATACTCGCTGAATCTTGAAACGCCATCGTTCCGAGATACTGGTTAAGCGGGAGTTGGTTCGGAGCAGTGCCGACGTCGGCTTGCGACGCGATGTTGTACCCGTTCTCCCAATACTCAACAGAGTACACATCGCGGAATTGCAACGCCGATGTACCCAAGTCCCGAGCATTATTCGTGCTAGGTACAATGTCGGTATTGAATCGGCCATTCGCCGTAATCGTATCGGACGTAGCATCGCCGAGCGTGACGTTGCCGGTAGCCGATAACGTCGTAAACGCGCCAGTATTCGGCGTAGTAGCGCCGACCGTTCCGTTAATGTTGATACTGGCCGTACCAGTCAGATTCGTGACCGTGCCGCTAGACGGCGTTCCTAATGCGCCGCCGTTGACGATAAACGCACCGGCAGTGCCGACGTTTACTGCGAGCGCCGTCGCTACGTTGCTGCCAAGCCCCGATACGCCACTGCTAATCGGCAATCCGGTTCCGTTGGTTAGCGTGACTGCCGACGGTGTGCCAAGGTTCGGAGTCGTAAGCGTCGGGCTAGTCGCAAAGACTAATGCTCCCGAACCCGTCTCATCTGTCACTGCTGCTGCTAAATTGCTGCTCGACGGCGTAGCAAGGAACGTGGCGACATTAGCGCCAAGCCCCGAAATACCTGTCGAAACTGGAAGCCCTGTGGCGTTCGTCAGCGTTAGGGCAGATGGTGTGCCAAGGTTCGGCGTGGTCAGCGTGGGGCTGGTTGCAAACACTAACGCGCCTGATCCGGTTTCATCCGTCACGGCTGCGGCAAGATTGCTGCTCGATGGCGTCGCAAGGAAAGTTGCTACGTTCGCGCCCAAGCCACTAATGCCGGTCGATACCGGCAAGCCGGTTGCATTCGTGAGCGTTAGCGCCGACGGTGTACCGAGGTTTGGCGTTGTGAGCGTCGGGCTGGTTGCCAGTACGTTATTACCAGTGCCGGTATTGGTGACGCTAACAATGTTTTTGTTTGAATCGACTGCAAGCGCGGTGCTTGCGGTCAACCCGTTAAGTTTCACGCCGTCGGCAATCGTGACCTGTCCAAGCGACACGCCCGCTGCGTCTTGGAACGCCATGGTTCCAAGATATTGATTCAACGGAATTTGATTAGCCGCTGTGCCTACATCGTACTGCGAAGCGATCGCGTATTGCGTGCTGCTAACTGTCTCGAACAGTGTAGTGAATACGCCCGCTGCGGCTGTCGTTGTGCCGATTGGCGTTTCATTGATGGAACCGCCAGTAATAGCGACGCTGTTAGCATTTTGCGTCGACATTGTGCCAAGTCCGCTTACGGCGGTATTGGAAATCGCAATGTTAGTATTTGATGCGGCTGTGAGTTGACCCTGCGCGTTGACAGTAAACGTCGGAACCGCGCTTGCTGATCCATACGAACCAGCAGAAACCGCCGTGTTCGCAATGCTGATCGTGCCAGTCGAGGTAATCGGCCCGCCGGTTAACCCTGTGCCAGTGGCGACGCTGCTAACCGTGCCGTTCTCCGGTGCAGAAATAGTAATTGTGCCAGCGCCGTTTGTAATCGAGACGCCAGTACCGGCGGTAATGTTTGCGTTTTTCCAAAGCCCGGTAACGGCGTCGTAAATAATCAACTGCCCATTGGCGGGCGAGTTGATCTGCACATCGTGGATTTCGTCTAGTTCGTAGCCGTTTTGCACGCGGACATAAATCTGCCCGTTTCCAGCATTGGCCCGCTCAACGATACCAACATAAACCATGTGGTTCGGTGCTTTCGGCTTCGTGGCCGTAAGCGTGCCAGCAGTCGCGCCGAGGTACAGCGTGTCGCCTTCGTTATATGCGCTCGTGTTGATCTTATCGAGCACGCCTTGACAGATGACTAACCCATTCGCACCCGATGCGATGCTCTCGGCTGCGAGGCCAAAAGTTTTGGCAGAGGTCGCGTCCGTGGTGTTGTAGGCCAGTTTCACCGATGCTTTGTTGCCTGTCGCTTCATAGAGATAGACAGGCTTGCCTTTGGCAATCGTCGATCCTTCAGCGTTGTGCACATAGGCATAGAGCGTCTGCCCGAGTTCGGCCTGTACGTTACCGCCGACCATGCCAATCTGCACTGTGCCAGTGTCGGGATTCCACGCCAGTCGACGCTCGGCATCCGTGGCACCAGCCGCTGCAAAGTCAATATACGTCGGCGTGGCAACGCCGCCAGTGAGTCCCGACATCGAGGTGATGTCGCTGTTCGCACCTTTCTTCGCGCCATCGGGCCAGCCGCTACGAACGACGACTTCGTTGTTCGACTCCTCAATGACGACCGATTGCAAAGTTTCGTCAACGATGATGCGCTCGGTCATCGCGTCACCTCTGCGTCTACAGTGAAGCAACCCTGCACCAGCCGATACACCGTGCTGCCCGAGACTAACTCGAGGTCATAGACATAGTGACCGGCGACGACCGCTGCCGTATCCGCTGCCGTTACGGTTAGCGTGATAGTGCCAGCCGTACCGCCGAGAGCAATGCGCGAGTTCTCGGTGGTCAGCGACAGCAGCGTAGAGGATGACTCAACCGTTTCGCGCACTTGCATACGCGCCGTGTAGCCGGTCAAGTTTACTGCGCTCGATGAGTCGTCGAGCCACGTTAATTGACGGCCGAAGGTTGCGCCTTGATCGCAAACGATGTCGTACTTGGCGGCCATAGTTATGCCTCCACCGCAACAGCCGGTCTGACTGGGGCTTCAACGAACTCCATCGGCTCAATCGGATCGACCATCTTGCGTGCATCTTCAGCACTGATCGGGAACGACTGAATGAGAATTTGAACCGCCGAGTCCTTCGGCAGAATGTTCTCCCTCACCTTCGCAAGCACGTCGATCATTGCAGTGATCTGCACGCCCGTAAATGCTTGCTCCGAATCGCTCGCCACAGAGATTGCGCTATCCGGTGCAATCTTGTCGCTCAACTCGGTTTCGGCTTGCTGCTCTAGCAGTACGTCCTCAAGATCGAGTCCGCGCTCCGCAAGTGCTTGTGTCTTCGTCATCAAGCCATTGTTGATCGCGAGAATCTGCGCCTCCGCCTCATTGCGCGGATCGACCCACTGCCAGCCACGCGGCACCCATTGGGTGGCGCTGAACTTGAAAAACTTATTGGCCGGAAGGTTAATCACGCCAGAGTCGAGCGTCTGTCGGAGCCAGCGCAGATAAACCGGCTGGCAGAAATGCTCAATGACCCAGTGCTGCACGGTACGCCAATGGTCGCGCTCCTCGAGCAGTCCTTGGCGGATGGACGAATACGATACCGCCTCCAGATCATTTGCTAGCGACGTATAAGACACACCGAGGCCCGAGGCTATGCCGCGCAGCATCGCCTTCTCAAAGTCCTTGAAGGCCGTCGAGGGATGCTGCGGATCGTATGCCTTAAAGTCTACGCCCGCGGGCAGTTGCGAGAACTGGCCGGGCTGCACGTCCATATTGAGCGTGCCATCCGGTGCGGTGCCGTCGCCCTGATACTCATCGCCGGATTCCGAGACGAAGAAGCCCATCTTCGAAGCCGACACTCGCGCGGCGACTAACTCGGCCTCTTCGTAACCGCCGAGCATCTTGAGTCGCGTCATCGAGGTGGCCGTCCACGGACTGCCGCGATTTTGGCCGATACGATCCACGCGAAATGCGTGAATCATGCGCTCGGCTGGAATGCGCTCCGTCTTGGGGTTCGTCGTGCCGATTTGGTAATCATCGGGCGGACGTACTCGCACATGGTAAGCGACAGGACGGCCAGAGGCGTCGATCTCGATGCCCATGCGAATCTGCCCGCCGTTGGCAAGAATCTCGTTCTTGTCTTGGTCAACAAGGTCGGGATCAATGAACTGTAAGCGAAAACGGAATGGGTTTGCATTGTCCTCAACGAACAACACAAAGCACTCGCCGTCTCGCGCTACGCTCTCAATAAAGACGCGCTGTGCGTCGATCCACGACAGCCGCCCGTCTACCGTACATACGCCCGGCTGCGCCCACGCATAAAACGCTGCTTCTAACTGCTGGTTGGCTACTTGATCGAGCGCACCTGTCTGCTCACGCGCACGCACCTGTAGCGTGATTCCACGCGGCCCGACGACGTTGGTTGCTACGAGATCAAGATACCGACGCGCATAGTCATTGTTTTGACAGAGATCACGCGAGCGTGCACGCATAGCCTTGAGCGCATAGCGTAGATCGCTGTCGACGGTCTTGGTTTGAACAAGCCAGTCGGAGAAAAGCCGTCCGGTGTTTGCTGCGTCAAAGGATCGCTTACGAGGCTTTGGCGTTTGTCTTTTGAAATAGTCGAGTAGACTCATGCCGTAAACCTCACGCGAATTGTGGCGTTAGTTCCCAATCCCTTGGCGATCTGTTCGGCCCTGCGCTCTCTGGTCACCTCGCCCTTGAGCCGTTCGCGTTCGGTCAAAAGGTCGGCACGATTCCAGCGCGAGAGCGAGCGTCCGGCAATCGAGTAGGACGCGGCTGCAAGGTTGGTTGGGTCTTTTAAGTACGTCTCGATGTTATCGAGCGCAATCTGCGCGAACGAGCGCGGATCGGCTGAACTGGTTGAGCGGTTTGGCGCAACCTCAAATACGCCCTTATCGACTTCGATACGGGCAGAGTCCGATGTGCGGGTGATGTATGCCACCCAGTGATAGCGGCCTTCTTCGTAGTTGTCGGTCGTCGTCGAGGATACCGAGACGGTGTATCCCTCGGTCGAGCCAGTGGTCGAGATGGCGATCTTCTCGCCCGTGATTTCTCGACGCGCAATGTACGAAAGGCTATAGGCCGACGATGGGTAGTCCGTGACGAGATCGGTGCGCTTCCACGCCCAGAGATCGCCAGCCTGTAACGCCGTCGGCTCTCGTGTCGGGTAGTTAGCAGAGTCAAAAAGGTTAGCCATATACTACCCTCAAAAAGTTATTGCAAAAACTCAAGCCACCCACGGCAACTTGGGCGACACAATCGGAGGATTCTTCTGGTTCGCAATCTGCTGCTCCACCGCAGCCTCGGTCGCGGCCTTGTCCACGCCGTTGGCCCAAATCCAGCCCAGCACTTGATCCTGCGTGAGATCGGCATACGGGGTGAAAGCACCCTGCACGACGGGAAACGAACAGGTCGAGTAGACGCTGCCGTTGTATTGGCCGTCTACGCCGTTGCACTGCCAGTGCGCCGTGACGACGTAATCCGCGCCCTCTGCGGTTTGCGGGATGCAGTTCAAGACGGAAATATTCCATGTAATTACAGTAGACATTTATTTGTTCTCCAATGCGGCGACACGCGCCGTTAACTCTTGAATGGCCTTGACCAGCACGGGTATCAACGCGCCGGGGCCGACTGTCTTATAAGGCTCATCGTCCCCTTCGGCTTTGCTCCATTCGCTAACCGCGTCCGGGAATACAGCCTCAACTTCTTGAGCAATGAAGCCCAACTGATCCTTGCGATCATTTCCATAGCCAGCCTTCCAGTCATAGCGAACTGGTCGAAGCGCATTGACAACATCTAGCCCTTCTGTTGCGTTTCGGACATTTTCTTTTAGCCGACCATCAGACAACGACTGGATGGTGGTGTTTTGCGCGTAAACGGTGCCGTTACCAAGCACATAAAACTGGTCAACAGAGTTGGCTTGAGCGCGAAGCATGAAATATGCAGAGTTTGCTGCACGCGATGCCCCTATGAAAACTGCTGCGCTTGTGTATGTTGCGTTTGTTGGCGCAATTAACAAGCCAGTTTCATCCACTGATTGATTAAATTCGTGTCGGCTTGACGTTGCGTTGTTATACGTCCCATCATTTGAGAACTTGCTATACCCCCCTGCCGTGATGCGGGCGCGTTCGGAACCGGCGGTATTAAAAAGCATAACATTTGCGCCAGCCCCAGATGTTCCGGCTTGCAAAAGCAAATTGTGATTTGTAGTCGTGCCTACAAAGCCGGGATTACCACTAGAGTCTGGTGATTTTATTGATACTTGCCTTCCCGCGTCATCTGCAATAAGAATAGTTGGCTGTCCAGATGAAACAATATGAAGTCTTTGAGTAGGATTTGTCGTCCCAATTCCCAAATCACCATCCGCATCCAGCGTCATCGCCTGCGTGAACGAGATGGTGTTGCCTGCGGTGCCGGAGGCTGCGCTGAACCATTTATGCGTTCCGCTTTCCATAGCGTACTGGGCAGCCGAATCGTTATTGCCGTAAACCCACGCTACTGAACCGGAATAAGTCCCATAAGCATTGTTTGACAAATAAAGGCGCGAGTTACCGGTCAAACTAACAGTTGCCCCAGTAAGAGTGCAACCCGCTTTCCCAACTTCATATGCTCTAAAATAAGTGCCATTTGTCGCACTCGGCGTGACGCCCAAGCCGAGGTTGCCGGAGGCGTCTAGGGTCATGCGCTTATCTGGTGCCGACCCCGTGTAAAAGGTCATTGCAGTTGACGCGCTCTTTACTAATAGCCCTGCCTCATTAGTACCG